GGGATGGGTCAATTCCTATGGAAACACCACGAAGAACACCCCGACCTCACTTTTGCGCACACCTACGCAGTTGGGTTGTTTCTGGGTTAGTCTTGTATGGCGCTGTGTGGCGTTCTGACGGACTTTGAGCAAAGGGATGGTGTGTTTTGGCTAATCAACCTAAGCCTGCCGAATTGAGGCTGTTGCAGGGCAATCCTGGTAAGCGGCCTATTCGCACGAATGATGGCATCGCGCCTTTGGAGTATGGCTATCGTGAACCGTTGCGACCGTTAGGTGAGCAGGGCAAACAGTTTTGGGATTCGGTGTTTGGCGTTGGCGAGTTGTGGATCAGCATTAAGACGGACACGCAGCTGGTTCAGTTGATTGCTGAACAGATTGACCGGCGCGAAACTTTGCGCAACTATGTGGCGGCTCATCCTGACGAGTGGCACATGACTAAGCAGCTGAACGATGTTGAGATGTTGATTGTGAAGAACCTGAGTCTGCTTGGGTTCACACCGGCTGACCGAACCAGGCTTGGTCTTATCAGCACGAAGACTAAATCGAAGTTGGAAGAATTGATGGCGTTGAAGGCTAAGAAGCAAGATGGCTAGTTGGCCACCAGCCTGGCTCACACCGGTTGACCAGGTGTCGATGGATCGTGGCGATGGCGAGTTCGCTGGTTTGTTTGCTGAGGCGTTTGGGTCTGTTGGCAAGGATGGCATTGCTGGCCGTGCTGGTGATGCGTTGCGCCTTCGCGAGTGGCAGAAGGAACTGCTGAAACGACTTTATGCGCGAGATGCTGATGGTGGTTTGGAAGCGCAGATTGCTTTGATTGGGATGCCGCGAAAGAACGGCAAGTCGGCGTTGTCTTCGGCTGCCATTGGTCTTTACAGTTTGCTTGGTGAGGGCATCAACGGTGGTGAGGTTATCGCTGTCGCGGCTGAGAAGGAACAGGCCAGAATCGTGTTCGGTGAGGCGAAGCGCATGGTTGAGCGCAGTGAACTCAAAGACATGGTGCAGATTTACAAGGACTCAATTTTTGTGCCTGAAACTAACAGCGTGTTTCGCGTGGTCAGTGCTGAGGCGTATTCCAAAGAAGGTCTGAACCCTAGCCGTGTGATTATGGATGAGTTACACGCGCACCAGAGTCGTGAATTGTTTGATGTGTTTAGCCTGGCGATGGGTAACCGTGGCAAGATTGGTCAGCTCGTTGCGATCACGACTGCTGGTGTGAAGTCTGATGCCACCGGTCAGGACTCAATCGCTTATTCGCTATATCAATACGGCAAGAGAGTTGCCACAGGCGAAATCGTTGACCCTAACTTCTTTATGGCTTGGTGGGAAGCACCGGCTGAGGCAGATCACCGATTGCCTGAAACTTGGGAATCAGCGAACCCTGGCTTTGATGACATCGTTAGTCGCGCCGACTTTGAATCGGCTGTGAAGCGCACACCAGAAGCCGAGTTCCGCACGAAGCGTTTGAATCAGTGGGTTAGTTCGCAGCTGTCGTGGTTGCCGTCAGGTGTTTGGGAAGGGTTGGCTGACCCTCGTGAACTTGACCCTGATGACGAGTATGTGTTGGGTTTCGATGGTTCGTTCTCAGGTGACACCACGGCCATCATTGGTTGCACGATTCCAACGGCTGAGAAACCTGCTTATGTGTTTATGGTTAAGGCTTGGGAAAAGCCTGTGGGTGCTGACGATAGTTGGCGTGTTGAGATTCAAGAGGCAGAACATGAGATTTTGGCGTTCTGTGCCGCGTATAAAGTGCGCGAAGTTGTCTGCGACCCTTTTAGGTGGCAGCGTTCAATGGAAGTTTTACAAGATCAAGGAGTGCCGATTGTTGAATATCCTACGACTTCTGCTCGCCGCATGGTTACAGCTTGCGCGAAGTTTTATGATGCGGTCACGGAAGCGCGACTGAGTAACGATGGTGACCCGATGGTGTCGCGCCATTTCACTAACGCTGTGACTAAGGCCGACAACCTGGGTGTGCGAATCGTCAAAGAGAATCGAAATAGCAATCGCAGGATTGACTGTGCTGTTGCTGCCATTGCCGCGTATGACCGTGCCTCGGCTAAACTAGAAGCACAGGTTATACCTGAGTTCTTTATGTGAAGGCGTGTAGATGATTGCCACAATTTTTCAGGCTGCTGGTGCAGCACTAATCGCTATTGGTGTTGGCGTTGTGTTTCCACCGTTGGGTGTTGTTGTTGCCGGTGTCGGCGTTTTGTTGTTTGGTTTGGCGATTGAGCGAGGTCAGAAGTAATGCTGAATAAGTTGTTTGAGCAGAGGGCTATCAGTTTTCAGACTGTTTGGGGTTCGGGCATTGAGCCTGGCATTGAGTCGAACGCTGGTGTTGCCATCAATGGCCAGTCGGCGTTTGAGATTGTTGCGTTCTTTTCAGCTGTGTCACTTATCAGCGACACGATCAGCACCTTGCCTTGTGATGCGTTTATTCGCATTGATGGTGACCGTCAACCGTATCGGCCGAAGCCTAGTTGGGTTGACCAGCCTGATGTTGACACCACCAGACAGGCGCACTATGGCGCACTTGTGACTTCGTTGCTGGTTTACGGCAACAGTTACACGCGCGTATTCCGTGACCGTAACGGCGAGGTTGTGAACCTTGTGGTGCTTGATCCAAACACTGTTGAGGTGAAGCGCAACAGCATTGGGCGGAAGACTTTTATTATCGGCAACGAGGGCAAGACTTTGACCAGCGATGACATTATTCACATCATTGATTTGGCTGAACCTGGTTCGTTGACTGGTATTGCTCGCGTGACTAAGTTGAAGGATGCGTTGGGTGTGGCTTCGGCTTTGCAGGCGTATGCTGCTAGGTTCTTTGGTCAGGGTGCGACCACTCAGGGTGTTATTGAGTTCCCTGGTGCGTTGACTCAGGAACAGGCTAAGAACCTTGTTGACGGCTTTGACAGCAGACACCGTGGTTGGCGTAAAGCTCACAAGACCGGTGTGTTGTCTGGTGGCGCACAATACAAGCCGACCAGCGTTCCTAACGATCAGGCACAGTTCTTGGATTCGCGCAGGTTCGCTGTTGAGGAAATGGCGCGCGCGTTCAACATTCCTTTGCACATGATGGGTATTCCTGGCACGGCCAGTTATGCATCGGTTGAGCAGAATAACTTGCAGTTCATTTCGCACACGCTCAGACCGATTCTTGAAAAGATTGAATGGAGTTACAGCAAACTGCTGCCAACACCAGCAGCCTTTATCAAGTTCAATTTCAATGCTTTGTTGCGTGGCGATTTGCAGTCGCGCATGACTTCTTATTCGATTGGCACTCAGGCTGGTGTCATGTCGGTCAACGATGTGCGCAGGTTGGAAGACTTGTCACCTGTTGAGGATGGCAACCAGCACCGTGTTCCACTAGCGAACATTGACCTTGCACAGACGGCCATCGTGGAAGAAGAAAAGTTGGTCAAGATGGCGCAGATGCTTATTCAGGTTGGTTTCGACCCTGCTGAAACTTTGGCTGCGCTTGATTTGCCTTCGATTGCTCACACAGGCGTTCCTTCGACTCAGCTGCAACCTGTTGCACAGATTGACCCGACAGCACCAGGCACGGTTTACTAATGGCAGTAAAGACCTATGGTTTTGACTTGGTGCAGAATGTTCGCACTTTGGTTGTTGGGGCTAGTTCTTCGGTTCAGCATGTTTCCGTTCACAACCACGAACACGCAACCAGTAAAGAGATTTTCATTGGTGGTGCTGATGTGACTGTTGATAACGGTATGCATGCTGTGGCCACGGCTACTAGCACGGTTCAACTGTTGCCTGGTGATGAGTTGTATGCGATTACTTCGCAGACTGGTTGCAATCTAAGAATTTTGGTGGTGCGCTAATGCCGTATTTCATTGCTAAGGATCGTGTTGGTTGCGAGTCGGGTTGGGCTGTTGTCGATGAAGCCGGTGACTTAGTTGCCTGCCATGACAGCAAACAGGGCGCGATTGATAACGCTGTTGCTTTGAGCATTGCCACGGATGAACCGTTTGAGGGTGAACGCGCAGCTGTTGGCAGTTTGCTTGTGGGCGATTATGTGACTTGGGAAGTTGATGGCGAAACTTTGACCGGTGAGATTTATTCGGTTGAAGGCGACACTGCTCAGGTGAAGATTTATGAGGACATGGGCGGCTTCTTTGTGGAGTCTGTTCTTATCAGCACCGTGCCTGTGGCTGACTTGACTCGTATTGCCGAACCAGAAATGTTTGGCGATGAAGATGATGATGAAGACCGTGCAATAAACCAGGAAGCACCTGCATACATGAGAGCAGCTGCTCGCCGTGGCCTTGAATACTATGAGCAGGGTTTGGCTGGTGACGGTCTTGTAGATCGCACTGTGCGTGAAGCGCGTGACATGGCTGAGGGTCGTGTAAGCGATGACAAGTGGGTTCGCATCGCGGCGTGGATTGCTAGACACATGGGCGATTTAGATTCACCTGATGCTGACCCTTCTTCCGACAACTATCCGAGTGCAGGTGTGGTTGCACATTTGTTGTGGGGCAGTGGGCCAGGTAAGAGAGCTGCTGAACGCACCATGGCTTATGCAGAATCGGTGGTTGCTAGAATTGAAGCAGAGCAAGAAAGAGATGCTATGACTGTTGATGTTCGTTCTAAGTGGGTTGATGTTGCTCACAGAATCAAGGCGCAGATTGAGGGCGGCACGGTTGAGCCTCGCACTAAGCCTGAGCCTGAGCAGCGTGTCAATGTCACAGATTTTGAGATTCGTGAAACACCTGCTGGCATGACCTTTACTGGTTACGCTGCCGTGTTCAACAGCGATTCTGTGCCGTTGCCATTCATTGAACGCATTGCGCCTGGTGCGTTCAAGCGTTCGTTGCAGTCGCGCAACGAGGTCAAGTTGTTGTGGAATCACGATGCTGGTGAGCCGTTGGCTTCGGTTCGTGGTGGCACTCTGAAACTGACTGAGGATGAGCGTGGCTTGAAGGTTGAAGCGACCCTGGCTAACACGACTCGTGGCCGCGATGTCAGCGAACTAATCAGGTCTAAGACCGTGGACAGCATGAGCTTCGGCTTCTCGGTTATCAAGGATTCGTGGTCGGGCGATGTGCGAACCCTACAAGCCGTGCGTTTGTTTGAGGTCAGCATCGTCAGCTCACCAGCCTACGAAGGCACGGCTGGCACAGTCGCAGTCAGATCAACTACCGGCATTGATGCCGACCAGTTGGCTGATGCGTTGATGCGTTTGGAATCGGGCGAAGACCTAGACCCAACACAGGCAACACTCATCACCGATGTTGTGTCGAAACTGACCAAGACCGAAGAAGTGCAAGAAGTTCAGGGTGACATTCTCGCCTTGAAGAAGAAGAAACTAGACCTGCTAATGAAGGACATCTAATGCCAACAAAAGAAGAATACGAAATTGCAATAAAGGTAATCAACGAGATTGCTGGTTCACCTGACAGCGGCATTATTGCCGAATTGGTGAAGGACATTGCATCGGCATCAGCACCGGCCAAAGAAGTTCGTGTGACTGAGGCAAAAGAAACTCGTTAGATCGCAGTTCTTTTACCCTGCTGGTTTTCTTACCCTTTACCGGCAGGGGTTTTCTTTTACGCCGTTATATTGCGTTGGCTAAACTTATTCACAGGTTCAGCGTTAGCGCGGCCACCTGTTCTGTGTTATTCACGGCAGACAATTCATCTAACCTAATTGAAAGGAAATCATGTCTGATTTCATCAAGGGTCAGGCTGAAGTTCGCAACAACCTAATCGCACAAATGCGTGAGGTTTTGGATGACGCTGAGAAGCGTGGCGGACTTACTGCTGAGGACTCACAAAAGATTGACCGTATCGAAGCTGACATTGCACAGCGCGATGCTGCTATTGCTACTGCTCAGAAGGTTGCACAGCGTTCAGCTGAGGCCGCTGAGTCTGCTGGTTCGTTTGCACCAGAAGTTGCACCTGCTTCTTCTGAGGCTGATGTTCTTCGCGCTATTGCTCGTGGTGAGGTTCGTTCACACGAGTTCATGCGTGAACTACGCGCGCCATTGACTCCTAGCTCAAACACCGTTCCAACGGCCTTTTATGACCAGGTATTTCAGATTGCAACCCTAGTCGGGCCGATCCTAACCACCTCAGAGGTGTTCAACACTGCATCGGGCGAGAACCTAATTCTCCCAACCGTTACTGCACTTAGCACTTCTGGTTCAGTTGCTGCTGCTGGAACTATCTCAGAGTCAAACCCAACCTTCTCATCAATCACTCTTGGCGCAGTCAAGTATGGTGCGATTGTGAACTTGGCTAACGAGTTGGTGACCGATGCTGGTTTCAACATCACCGGTTATGTCGCACAGCAGCTAGGAACTAGCCTCGGTGTGCAGACTAACAGCGCACTAACTGACAAGTTGGTTGCTGCTGCTGGTTCTGTTGTTACCGGAGGGACTGGAACGAGCGGAAGTTTCACTTACGAGAACCTGATTGACCTCGTTTACGGCATCGCAGATGGCGCGCGCGTTCTTCCAGGCCTCGGCTTCATGATGGCTAAGAGCGGTATTGCTGCTGCTCGTAAGTTGAAGGATGGCGCAGGAAACTACATCTGGCTAGACAACGCAGTAAACGGTCAGCCTGCACAGTTGCTTGGTTACTCAGTATTTGAGAACCCTGCTGTTCCTGCTGTTGCTACTGGTGCGAAGTCTGTTCTATTCGGACACCTTCCATCGTTCAAGGCTCGTGTCGCTGGTGGCGTTCAGGTTGCATCTTCAACCGACTTCAACTTCAACACCGATGTAACCTCATACAGAGGCCTCATCCGCGTTGATGGTGGACTAACCCACGCAACACACATTGGTTACTTCAAGGGTGGCGCAAGCTAATCTCGAAGTTCTAAACTGGAAGACCCTCAGAGCGCGTAGACTCTGGGGGTTTTCCTTTGCCTGTTGTATTCTGTTAGCACCTTCTACGACAGGATAAAAAATGGGTAAGTCTGGGAATCCGGCTCAGGGTAGTTTGCGCGGCATTGTTTCGTGGTTCAGTAATTCGCCAACGGCCACCACGGGATATGGGGTGCAGTCGAACCAGGTGTTGAATCGCATGATCCGTGACGGCCTTGATGTTGCTGTGTTGAGCAACTATGGCCGCGAAGGTGTGAATGGCACTTGGGCTAGTGACCACGGTGTTGTGCCTGAGTATGCCAGGGGCGCAGAACCGTATTCTCAGGATGTTACGCCGCTGAATCACTTGCATCATGTGGCCGCCGTAGAGAAGAAGAAGGGTAAGTTGCCAAATGTTTTGGTGACTCTTTACGATGTGTGGATTTTGCGTGGCGATAAGTATGCCGATCTAAACATTGCTTCGTGGACACCGATTGACCACAACCCGATTCCGCCTTTGGTTTTGGAGTGGTGCAAACGACCTAATGTGACACCGATTGCAATGAGTCGTTGGGGTCAGGCTCAGTTGGCTAAACATGGTGTTGAGGCTGAGTTTGTGCCTCACGCTGTTGAGCCGGTGTTCAAGCCGACCTTCTATGTTGACAACCAGCCTGTGCGCGAATACATGGGGTTGACGGATGACAACTTTATTGTGGGCATGAACTTTGCGAATAAGGCTTCGGGTGCGATTCATAGGAAGGCTGTGGCTGAGGCGTTTTTGGCGTTCTCTATCTTTGCGAAGGATAAGCCTGATGCTGTGCTGTATTTGCATACAGACATGTTCGGCAGTTTTGGTGGTTGGAAGTTAGACCAGTTGTTGACCAGCTGTGGTTTGCAACGCAGTCAGGTTGTGTTCTGCGATCAGGTGTCTTACCGTTACGGCTATTCGCAGGAACATTTGGCGGCGTTTTATACGGCTATGGATGTTTACCTGGGCATCAGTTATGGGGAAGGTTTTGGGGTTGGCACTGTTGAGGCGCAGGCTTGTGGCACACCGGTTGTCGTGTCGGACATTTGTGCCAGCACTGAGTTGTGTGGCGATGGTTGGCTGATTGAGTGTCAGCCGTTGTGGGATGAGGCGCAGAAGTCTTGGTTTAGTGTGCCGAACATTCCGCAGACTGTGGCGGCGTTGCAGGCAGCTTATGACAGGCCGCGTGGCAAGTCGCAGAAGGCGATTGATTTTGCTGAGGGTTTTGGTGCTGAGAAGGTTTGGCGCGAATACTGGTTGCCGGTGTTGCGTAAAATCTTGAAGTAGTGGCATACTGGGTTTGGCTGCGAGGTAGTGCTGGTGTCTGTAAAGGCCGCCTGCGGCTAGTCGGTAATGACACTAAGGCCGACACCATTCTGAAAGGGTAAGAATGAGCGCAGCACAGAGGGCTATCCGCAGGGATGAGGCCACAGCTAAAAGAGAAGAAATACTGTTGCAACTTGCCAAGATTGCTAACACTCACGATGAGCCGTCTGTTAGATCAACGGCTAACGATTTAGGTCGGGCTTTGGTGGAGTGGATTGATGTGCGTATTACTGCTAAACGGCAGAACACTTGGCAACTGTTTATGGCTAGGGTCAATCAGTTCATCAAAGACCACGCATGATTCCTGTTGTCGGGTTCTGCACTCTGAAACGCTTTGACCTGGCTGACCGGCTTCTTGCCAGTATTGATTATCCTGTTGAGCATTTGGTTGTGGTCAACAATTCGGGGTCGCGCACCTGGCAACCGACAAAGCCTGAGCTGGTCAAACACTTGTGGCACATCGAAGTTCCGTTCGGGCTTGGTTTGGTGGGTGCTTGGAATCTGATTGTGAAGGCCACACCGTATGCGCCATATTGGGTGCTGGTGAATGATGATGCCTGGTTTGAGCCTGGGCAGATGGCTAACATCCCCGATCAGGTGGACACGCAGGCGTTGAACTTTTTGGACATTGTGCCGCAGTGGTCGGGTGTGGTGTTTGGTGAGGGCATGGTTGAGAAGGTTGGGCTTTATGACGAGAATTTTTATCCGCTATATTTTGACGATAACGATTTGGAACGCCGCGTTGATTTGGCTGCCGTGAGCAAGAAAACTATTGCCTGCAAAATGGGTCACGATAACAGTTCTACGCTTCATAGCGGCTTCCAAAATGTGAACTCGGTGTCATACAGCAGGAATCAAAGTTTGTGGGCTGAGAACGCCGCACAAGGCCGTATAACGGCAAATGCGTGGACATTACAAACACGAAGGGCAAATCGATGGGATTGAAACGACCAACCGTTTACACTGGCGGCACATTCGACCTGCTACATCCAGGCCACATTGCGTTCTTGGAACGCTGCCATGAGATCGGTGATGTGGTGGTGTCGTTGAACACCGATGAGTTCATTGTGGAATACAAGGGCAAAGCACCGGTGATGACTTACCGTGAACGCGAAGCAACCTTGTTGGGTTGTAAGTGGGTGGCAGCTGTTGTGCCGAACATGGGTGGTGCAGATTCTAAGCCGACCATTGAGCAGGTGCGACCTGACTATGTTGTGGTCGGTAGCGATTGGGCGCGGCGTGATTATTACTATCAGATGGGTTTTGACCAGGATTGGTTGGATGAGCGCGACATCGGTTTGGTGTATTTGCCATATACGGATGGGATAAGCACGACTGCTATAAAGGCACGGCTGACTAACGGCTAAACTAGAAGCATAGATTTTAGGAGTCATTTTGGCCATCACCAATGGATATTGCACACTTGCAGAAATCAAAGCCTCTTTGCGCATACCGTCTGCTGACACGGTAGATGACAGTCTGCTGGAAACTGCTGTTGAATCGGCTTCGCGCCTGGTTGATGGTTTCGCTGGTCGCAACTTTTACCCGAACGGCACAGCAACCCGATTCTTCACACCAGAAGACACGATTGTTTGCGAGATTGATGACTTGATTTCGTTGAGCAGCCTTGTGGTGTCTGCCGACTTGGATGGTGTGTTTGACCAGACTTGGAACAGCACCGATTACCAGCTTGAACCTTTGAACGGTAGGGCTGACGGTTTGACTGGTTGGCCTGCGACACGGATCAGGGCTGTTGGCGATTATGTGTTTGGCACAAACATTGGTGAGGCCAGTGTGCGTGTGATTGGCACTTGGGGTTGGTCTGCCGTTCCTAGCGCAATCAAACAAGCAACCGTTATTCAGAGCAGCCGAATCTTCAAACGACTTGACTCGCCGTTGGGTGTGTTGTCTGCACCAGACCTCGGCTACATCCGCGTTGGCACA